GCTTGGGAAAATAAAGCAGGGATGACAGATACAAACTTTTCTGAAGACCCTGAACATAAGTGTGGACACGTGTTCAAGATGGATGATGGTAATTTCTTTATTTACCCCAACAACAGAATAGTATGGATGGATGATGCTTATATTTCAAACAGACTAAAAAATAATCCAGGATATAAAATAGACCAAACATTTTATACTGTGGAAAATACTAGGGACACAGAAACTTCTGATGATTCATACATGACAGAGTTTCTAAAAGAAGGAGGGTCTAGTTACGACAGTGGTAAAGGTCATCTTTGAAAATATTTTTTGACCATATCACGGGTAAACTAACCAACCACGATTTAATATATTCTTTAGCATTAGCTACCTTTGAAGAAAAAGAATATTGCCAAGCATTTGAACAAGGGTGGATTCCTTTATCTTGGTATTATACAAGATTAAATGAACTTACTTGGATTAATGCTAGGAACACAAGATTACTACTAAGTAAATTTACGTTTAGTAAAAAACAAAAAAAGACTTTAAGAAAAAAAGATATAAGAGTAAAAATTTATGATAAGTTAGATAACGATTTATTTATAATAGTATCTAATATTTATAAAAAATATATACAATATAAAAAGTTTTATGAAAAAGATTTTGAAGAAGAAAGCGAAGTATTCGATAAAGAAGATTATATAGACTGGAAATACTTTATCTACTACTATAAAGATAAACCAGTTGCATTTACAGAGTTAAAAGTTTTTAATAGCAAACATGTTCTAACAGGCCAGTTTGCGTGGGATTATCAAAATCCAAAATTAGGAATGGGAACTTATGCAACTTTGCACGAAATAGACTGGTCTATAAAAAATAAATGTAAGAAGTATTATTTGTCTTATGGTTACGAAAAATCAAGTGTATACAAATCTAGGTTTGATGGATTTGAATTTTGGAATGGGAGAAGTTGGTTAGGCAATAAAAGTTTGTATAAAAAATTATGCGAATACGATACAGACATTTCAAGCATACATGAATTAAATAGTTATCAAAGAAAATATTTTAAACTTAAATGAGAAGAAAACAAACTGTAGTTACTAATATTGTATCAATACCAAAGAGAACCACTATTGGTCATGGTAAGATTGGAACTAGCACAATGAATAAACACAAAAGACGTTCTTTTAAAAAGTATAGGGGTCAAGGAAGATAATGCCTTTATATTCTTTTAAAAATAAAAAGACGGGAAAGATATGGGATGAAATGTTATCTCTATCAGAAAGAGAAGATTTACTAAAAAATAAACACATAGAACAACTTATATCTGCACCTAGATTAGGATTCATTGAAAGAGTAGAGCATAAAGGTAGAGACCAAATGATAAGTTCTGCTCGTAACAAGATGAGAGAAAGACAGATAGAAGAACAAGTAGGTATTAGAAAGTCTCCTGATTGGTTAAAAGAAAAAACAGAAAGACACTTACAAAAGGTGCGTAATGTTAGTTCCTAGTGATAACAAATCTGTAGATTTAACAGATAAGCAAAAAGATTTTTTAGATGCTTTGTTTGGTGAAGCAAACGGAGACCCAAAGATGGCAGGAGAGATTGCAGGATATTCTCATTATACCATTCCTCTAAAAGCATTAAAGGAAGAGATAATAGATAGAGCAGAACAAGTATTAGCAGCGTTTGCTCCCAAAGCTAGTATGCAAGTTATTAATACTATGGGAATAGAAGAGAGTACAACCCCTGGTGCTAATGTAAGATTAGAAGCTGCAAAACAAGTTTTAGATAGAATAGGATTAGTTAAAAAGGAAAAGATAGATGTTAATGCAAAAGTCGCCCACGGAATCTTCATCCTCCCCCCTAAGAATAACTAGAAGAAGAGTATCTAGACTTATTCCTTTTGGTTACGAGGTATCAGAAGAAAACGATAAACTATTAGTAGAAGTTCCCGAAGAAATGGAATTACTAAATAAAGCTAAAAAGTTTATTGAGAATCATTGTAGTTATAGAGAAACTGCAGAATGGCTATCACATCATTCAGGTAGAAATATTACAGGGATGGGACTAAGAGAAGTATTAAAAAGGAAAATTAATAAAGGGTGGTAGACGAACCTAAACCTAAAAATACTGGAAGAAAGAGAGTAGCTGACTTAAATAAAACTTTAACTATTAAAGAAAAGAAAGCTAAAAAATCTGCACAAGAAAAATTAGCAGATAAGAAAAAAGAATTAGTAAAAGCACAAAAGAATTACTGGGCTACTAAAAATAGTCTCAAAGAAATAGACAAAGTTTTTACAGGTGAAAAGAATCTTATAGAAGAAGATAAGATAGAAGAGACCACACCTAGTATTAGAAATGCTATTAAAGAAAAAGAAGTTATCTTTGAGCCTAATGATGGTCCTCAGACAGAATTTTTAGCAGCATCAGAAAGAGAAGTTTTTTATGGTGGAGCAAGAGGTGGTGGTAAATCATACGCTATGTTAGTTGACCCACTTCGTTATTGTGATAAACAAAAACACAGAGCATTATTAATTAGACGTACAATGCCTGAGTTGAGAGACTTAATAAATCATTCTCAACAGTTATATCCAAAAGCATACCCTGGTGCTAAATGGAGAGAACAAGAAAAAGAATGGAAGTTTCCTTCAGGTGCTAGAATAGAATTTGGTTACGCAGAGAATTTAACAGACGTATTAAGATATCAAGGACAATCATATACATGGATTGGAATTGACGAACTACCTCAGTACCCAACACAAGATATATATAATTTTTTACGTTCATCATTAAGAAGTGTAGACCCTGAGATTCCAGTATTTATGAGGGCCACAGGAAACCCTGGAAATGTTGGTTCACAATGGGTTAAGGAAATGTTTGTTGACCCCTCTACACCTAATACTAAATTTGATATTGACATACAAACACCAAATGGTATAAAAAAAATATCAAGAAGATTTATTCCTGCTAAATTGCAAGATAATCCCTACTTGATGCAGACAGACGATTATTACGCAATGTTAGCATCACTACCAGAAGTACAAAGAAAACAATTCTTAGATGGAAACTGGGAAGCATTTGAAGATTCTTCATTTCCTGAATTTAATAAAGAAGTTCATGTTGTAAAGGCTTTTGATATTCCTAGAAACTGGATGAAGTTTAGGGCGGCAGACTGGGGATATAGTTCACCTGCTTGTTGTTTATGGTTAGCAATAGACTTTGATAATAATATTTTTGTTTATAGAGAACTTTATACAAAAAAATTAACTGCAGATTTATTTGCTCAAAAAGTAATGGAACTAGAGGACGGAGAGTATATTAGATATGGTGTACTAGATAGTTCTACTTGGGCTAGACGAGGAGATATAGGTCCTAGTATTGCAGAGACTATGATACAAGAAGGATGTAGATGGAGACCATCAGATAGAAGTCCTAGAAGTAGAATAGCAGGTAAATTAGAAATACATAAAAGATTAAAATTAAACGAAGATACAGGATTTCCTACATTATTTGTTTTTGATAACTGTATTAATTTAGTAAGAACACTACCCATGTTGCCTACAGATAAAAATAATCCTGAAGATGTAGACACACATGCAGAAGACCATGCTTATGATGCACTTAGATATGGTTGTATGAGTAGACCTGTACATCCTATTGCACAAAAGTTTCATGACTTTGGAGTTGGCCAAACAAAAGATATGGTTGCAGATAAAGTGTTTGGTTACTAATGAAAAAATTTATTAAAGTAGGATATAGAAATTATAATATAAAAGTTTTAGATTCTGTCATGGCAAAAGTAAATGAATTACATGGACAGTTTTTAACAAGTGAAGGAATGATAGCTTTATCATCCGCAGAAGATTCTGTTTCTCATGGCAACACTTTTATTCATGAAATATTACATGCAATAATATATCAGTGGAGCCTAGACTTAGATGAGAAAGAAGAAGAAAAAATTTGCAATACTATTGCGAATGGACTAACAACTGTGATAGTGGATAACCCTTGGTTACTTCCCTATCTACAAAAACACATAGGAGACAAAAATGGCAATAATGCGTAAATACACTCAAGGTGAATTACCTGAAAATATGTACGGCAACGAAGCAGCTAAACAAGGTGATGCTAAAGGCCCATCAACATTAGTTGTAAAACCTGCTACTGCACTTCCTGCAGATGCATATGAAGGTGGAGTTAACAAAGACTATCCAAAAGAAAAAAAGAACATGGTTGATGGAAAAGTCTTTTCACTAGCAGACGAAAGAGATTATTAAGAGAATATAAATGCCACATTCTAACACCAGTGGCTTGACATCTGAATCTGATGAGGTTAGTTCCTTATCGGAAGAGAAAGATGAATCCTATAGTAATTTAGGTTATCTTATTGAATCTAGACTAAAGGAATCAGAACAAGCACGTCTTTATGACGAGAAAAGATGGTTAAGAGCATACAGAAACTATAGAGGAATCTATGGTGCTGATATGGCTTTTCGTGATTCTGAGAAGTCTAAAGTTTTTGTTAAAGTAACAAAGACTAAAGTTCTTGCTGCATACGGACAATTAATAGAAGTTTTATTTTCTCAAGGCAAGTTCCCTATAAGTGTACATCCTACCTCTGACCCTTCAGGAGTAGAAAAATATGCACATATAAAACCAGACAATATGAAGAATCCTCGTATGGAGGATATCTATGGTTTTGAGGGAGATGGTAGAGAAGTAGAACCTGGTGCTACCGCTGATAGTATTCTAAATGGTTTAGCAGAAAAATATTCTAAGGCAGGTTTTGAAAAAGGTGCTGCACCTGATTTAAAATCTATGCCACAGATAGAACCTGCTGAAGAGGCTGCAAAAAATATGCAAACTCTTATACATGACCAATTAGAAGAAACTCATGCCATATCTGTATTACGACATGTTTTATTTGAAATGTGTTTACTTGGAACAGGTGTTTTAAAAGGTCCATTTAATTATGAACAATCTCTTCACAAGTGGGCGTTAAATAATGAAGGTGAAAGAGAATATACTCCTAGTACAAAACTAGTTCCTAGAGTAGAGGCAGTAAGTTGTTGGGATTTATATCCTGACCCAGATGCTATAAACATTGAAGATGCAGATTATGTGATTCAAAGACATATTTACAACAGAGGTCAATTAAGAGATTTAATGAATAGACCTTTCTTTAGAAAATCTGCTATTCAAGATGTATTAGCAGGTGGTCCAAACTATGAAACAAGAAGTTATGAGACTGCATTATTTGATAGAGAGAATCAAGAAGAATACAATAGAAATAGATTTGAAATATTAGAATACTGGGGCACTATGGATAAAGCCTTAGTTGAAGAAGCAGGTATAGAAATGCCTGACGATATTTCAGATGAGTTAGATGAAGTACAAATTAATGCTTGGATATCTAACGGACAAATATTAAGATTAGTTTTAAATCCATTTACACCTGCAAGAAATCCTTTTATGGTGTGTCCTTATGAAATAAATCCATATCAGTTTTTTGGTGTAGGTATTCCAGAAAACATGGATGATTCACAAACTATTATGAATGGTCATGCAAGAATGGCTATTGATAATTTAGCATTAGCAGGTAATTTAGTTTTTGATGTAGATGAAACTATGTTAGTTCCCGGTCAAGACATGACAATATTTCCTGGCAAAATATTTAGAAGACAAAGTGGACAAACAGGACAAGCACTACATGGTTTGAGATTCCCAAATACTGCACCTGAAAATATGCAGATATTTGATAAGTTTAGACAACTAGCAGATGAATCTACAGGCATACCTTCATACTCACATGGTACAACTGGAGTTATGTCTACAACTAGAACAGCATCAGGCATGTCAATGCTTATGGGTGCTGCTGCATTAAATATTAAAACAGTTGTAAAGAATGTAGATGATTATTTATTAAGACCATTAGGAGAAACATTATTTCAATGGAACATGCAATTTAATAAAGATGTTCCTGATATACAAGGCGACTTAGATGTTAAGGCACAAGGTACAAGTTCTCTAATGCAAAAAGAAGTTAGGTCTCAAAGATTGATGACATTTATGCAAGTTGCATCAAATCAATTCTTAGCACCTTTTGTAAAATGGCACAGTATTATTAGAGAGATTGCAAAGTCAATGGACATTGACCCTGACCAGTTAGTTAACGACCCTGAGAAAGCTGCAATCTTTGCAAAGATGATAGGAGAAATGAATGCAAATCAACAAGCTGAAGGCGATAACCAACAACAAGGCGGCATGGGAGCTACTGGAGGAGTACCTGCAGGAGCAGCTGTCACTGACACACAAGGGTCTGGAGGTGGCAACATTGGAATCGGAACTCCACAAACTCCAGGGGAGGGCGGCTTTACTGCACCAAATACTCAACCTCAAGGACCAACTGAATAGTAAATAAATGTCAACACTTAGTGATTTACAAAAAAAGTTACAACAAGAATCAGAAGGAATTATGTTTCCTTTTAGAACTGCAACTGTAAGCACTACCCAACCTGTGTTAGATACAGCAACAGATGGTATTATGTCTGTTACTGGAAAAAAATATATTGGCCCTGATGCTACTATACAATATTCACCTGAAGGACAGAGACAGTTAAAAGAAATTGAAAAAGGAATGCTACCTCAGTTTGACCAATCACAATTCCCTGATATTGGTAAAGGCAAAGTAGAAGATAGAGGCGGAACAGCCCCCCTACCAATAGATACAACACCTATACCTCAACCTGACCAACCTTCGATAGACCCCTGTCCACCTGGATTTAGATACGACCCAGTAAAAAAAGTTTGTGTTCCTGTAAAAAAAGATAGTGATAGAGGTGGCACATCTAATTTTACTTCTAGACCTGCAGATTTTAGTGATGCTGACCAATCTTTTTCACAATTAGCTGATGCTATAGAAGAGCAAGGAGGACTATATCCTGACGGAGTTTACAAACCAACTAGTAATATACTAATAGATAATTCTACTTTTTTAAAAAATTTTGGAGTAATTGGTAAGATAATAGATAAATTTTTATTTAAAGACCCTGCGGATAAATCTTTTTTAAATACTTTTGGATTTAATCAAGAAACAAGTAGGTATGGAGTTGATGGAGTTACCGCTTTTAAAACAAAAGACGGAAAAATAAAAGCAACATTTACTGAAAAAGGTAAGAAAAACACAGATGACTTTATGACTGAAGAATCTTTACAAGGCAGATTATCTAGCACTAGAAAAAAAGATGGAGGAATAGTTGGCCCTATTCGTGTTGGAGTTTTTGGTACTTCAAATTTTTATGATAAAGCAGAAACAAAAGGTCAAAGAGAAGCACAGCAGCAACAGCAAGAGCAAAGAAGACAGAAATCTGAAAGGCTAAAAAAACAACAAGAGCAACAAAAAGATAAAAGTAAAAATTATAGTATGCCTAGTGGAGGAGCTTTTGCAGGAAAAGGAGGTGGTGCTCCAGGATATTCTAACACTAGAAATCTTCCTACACCAAAAATATCTGTAGGTTTTCCAAGCAATAAAAAAACTAGTTCACCAACTGGTACAAGAAGACCAGGATTTTAAGGAGATAATATGGAAGAAGAAATGAGACAAGGTATGATGGGGGCAGATGTTCAGCAAACACCTACTGAAAATCAACCTATGGAAATAAATATAACAGCAAGAGAAGTTTCAAATAATTTGCAAACTTTAAATGAGGAAGAAACACAATTAATTACACAATTAAACATTCCTCAATTTAGAAATTTTATGTCAAAAGTTTTTGGTTCATCATTTGGTATGATTATGCAAGAAGCAATACCTGAACCACAAGTTTCACAACCCAGTGAAAGCCCTGCACCTATGATGGGACAGGGAATGATGACGCAGCCACCCTCTCAATAGAGGCCCTGCATATAGGGGCGACCTGATTCCAACAGCACCCCAAAGGAGAATAAATGGAAAAAGACGAAAACAAATCTGACGTTGTAGAAGAAAAAGTTTCTGAAGCAACAGAGGAAATTGCAACACCAACTCCATACAAACACCCTAACAGGAATTTGATGGACAAGGATATCGAAACAGCAGCTACCGAAGAATCTAAGGAAGAAACTGACGAGAAGAAACCTGAAGAAGAACGCCCTGCAGGAGTAGAAGATGCCGTATTTAAGAAGAGATATGACGACTTAAAGAGGCATTATGATGAGACAGTCGGAAAGCATAAAGACGAACTCTTAAAACTAAAAAAAGAAAAAGAAGCGTTAGCCTCAAAACCAATCTTTAAATCAAAAGAAGAATTAGAAGAATGGCGTAAAGACTATCCAGACATGTATGATTCTGTAATGCAAATGACAACAGAAGCAACTATGAAAGCCAAAGAAGAAATGAATGAAGAGTTGTTAAAAATTAAAAAACAACAAACATCTTTAGCTAGAGATAGAGCAGAAGTAGAACTTGCTAAGAAACATCCTGATTTTAAAGATATCAGAGATAGTGCAGACTTCCATGATTGGGCTTCTATTCAAGATAACACAATACAATCTTGGCTTTATGATAATACAGACAATCCAAAATCTGCAGCACGTGCAATAGACTTGTACAAGTATGACAGAGGTCTTTCTACTAAGAAAGTAAATTATGATGCAAAGAAAGAAGCAGCGAAAGCAGTTTCTAAAACTAAACCATCAGAAACACCTTCAGATAAGAAGACATGGAAATGGGCTGAAATACAAAAAATGAAGCCTGATGTATATGCTAAGTTTGAAGAGGAAATCGATATGGCTCACAAAGAAGGTCGCATTGTATAAATTAGTTAACTCATATCAATTTTAATAACAACAATAGGAGGAGAAAAAGATGGCTTTTTCAAAAGTATCAGGTAACAATAACTTACCTGGTGGGAATTTTAGTCCAATTATTTATTCCCAAAAAGTCCAAAAGTTCTTTCGTACAGCATCAGTCGTAGAAGCTATTACAAATACTGACTACGCAGGTGAAATCGAGAACTTTGGAGACACTGTAAACATCATCAAAGAACCTACTATTTCTGTAAGTGCGTACTCAAGAGGTGCGGTTATCGATACACAAGATATCACAGATGACCAAATCCAATTAGTAGTCGACCAAGCAAACGCATTTGCATTTAAAGTTGATGACATTGAAGAAAGACATTCACATGTTAACTTTGAATCGATTGCAAGTTCTTCTGGTGCTTATGCACTAAAGAATGCTTACGACCAAAACGTTATTGCAGCTATGGTAGCGGGAGTTAGTTCTTCATCACCTGACCACTTGTTAGGTGCTGATTCTGGCTCAGGTGAAGACCAAGACGTAGGTTTTGCTTCTGGCGAAATCGACCCTGTAGATACAATTTCAAAACACAACAGACTGCTTAATGCAGCTGATGTTCCTGAAGAGAACAGATGGTTCTTAGCAGGTCCTGAATTTGTAGAACAGTTAGGTCAAGCAAACAGTAAACTAATGAGTGATACATCTGGTAACGCAGCTCCATTAAGAAATGGAAAAGTGCTTAACGGAAAAATCATGAACATGGATGTATATATGACAAACAACTTTGCAGCAAGTTCAACCTCGAACTTCTTTAAAGTATTGGGTGGACATATGTCATCTACATGCACAGCTAATCACATTGCTAAGATTGAGGTAATTAGACACCCTGAATCTTTCTCAGATGTAGTTAGAGGCTTACATGTGTTTGGTAGAAAAGTATTAAGAGATAATGCTTTAGTTCTATCACACATTAAAATAGACTAATAGGAGGTAATCATTAAATGGCAACTTTAACAGTAACAGGTAATGCGTCTACAGCCGCTAGTCTACCAATAGGTAAGCCTGTAAGAATGGTCTCACAAGTTGTAGACTTTTCTTCTTTCACTAACGCATCAGGTGATGTTGTACAAGTAATCGAAGTTCCTGCAAACACTTTATGTTTGTATGCAGGTCTAGATGTTTTAACTGCAGATGGTGCAGGTAATTCAGGTACATTATCTCTTGGTGATGGAGCAGACGTAGATAGATACGTTTCAGCTTCAACAGCAACTGCAGGTATGGAAGTAACCAGAGCAAGAGCAGGTGATAGTTCAATGGGAACAACATCTGTCGGTTATGGTGTATATGCTGCCGCTGATACTATCGATTTAGTAATTGCAACAGGTGCAGTGGACTGTAAAGTCCGTGTATTCTGTGTACTTGCTGATTTTGATGGCGAAGGTGATTCAGAAGCACAAAAAGTATCTATTGCATAATAGAGAATATGGGGAGGGGTTTATGCCCCTTCCTATTTTATGAAATTTTTTCTAACTTTAATAGTATTATTAAATGGAGAAATTTACCCAAAAGTTTTTCAATATAGATTTATTGATTTTTCAAACCTAGAAAACTGTAATAATTTTTTAGTAAGATATCAAAAAGAAATAAAAGAATCTATAGAATATCAATTTAAAAAATTCGATATAAAAAATACTGCAACATTGTGTATGACACAAGAAGAAATAACTAAAATATTAAATGAAATAGAGGCAAAAAAATGGCAGGGACAAAAACATATTTAGCATTAACTAATCTAGCTTTAAATGAATTGAATGAAGTAGAACTAACAAGTTCTAACTTTACTTCAAGCAGAGGCATACAAACATCTGCTAAAAATTTTATTAATAAAGCAGTTAATGAATTATATATGTCCGAAATAGAATGGCCTTGGTTACATACTAATAATACACAAGTAACATTTTCAGGACAACAAGAGTACACTTTTCCTACAGCATTTAGAAAAGCAGACTTTGATAGTTTTAGAATTAGACCAACCGAAAGAATTACTAATGGTGAGTTTACATCTAACATAACTAGTTGGACAACTGTTAGTGGAACTCCCGCATATAATTCAACAGGCAATGGAAGATTAAGATTAAATTCTGCAGAAGCAACACAATCTATATCAACAGTTGCAAACAAAAAGCATAGAATAACTGTTAGAGTAATGGACCCAAGTTCTAGCGGAAGTTCTATCACCTTAAAAGTAGGAACATCATCTGGAGGCACACAAGTTTTATCAGAAACAATTAGTGTTACAGATACAGGTAATGGAAAGATATTATCTACAGATTTTACACCTACCACAAGTTCTGTGTTTATTGGTTTAGCTAATTCATCATCAGATAATTTAGATATAGATTTTATTAGAGTATCTCAAGATGAAGTGCCTGTTCACTTAGCTTATGTAAGCTATGATGCATACTTACAAGGACTATATACTAAAGATGAAAACAATAATGATTCTCAATATGGTAAACCTTTATTTGTATATAGAACACAAGACCATTTAAGTTTCGGTTTATCACCAATACCTGATGGTGATTTTTACACAGTAGAATATGAATATTTTAAAACACACACAGAGTTATCTGCAGCTACAGATACCTTAGACTTACCTGATATATATGCAGATGTAGTAGTTAATAGGGCAAAATATTATTTATATAAATTAAGAAATGATGTACCTATGGCAAATATTGCAAATGCTGAATATGAGAGAGGGGTACAAAGAATTAGAACAGAGATGTTAAATAAACAAGATTACATGAAAGATACAAGAGTAAATCTAAATACAACATCTAGAACAACAAGCAATACTTCTGTTTTAACTTTTACATAGAATGGCACAAGTACAACCTTCAGTTGTTAGTTTGGGTGGAGGATTAATCTTAAATAAAGATGTGTTCTCTATGTCTCCTGGTGAAGCACTACAACTACAAAACTTTGAGCCAGACATTGAAGGTGGTTATAAAAAAATATTAGGAACTACAACCTTTAATACTAATATAGTTCCACAAGTTTCTTCTTCATCTGAAAGAGTTGTCTTTAGTGCAATATTTAATGATGTAGTATTAGCGGGTAGAGGTGGTAGTATACATAGAGCAAGTGCAGGTTCTGGTAGTTGGACATCTACTATAACAGGTTTAGGAACACCTACACAAAACTATGAACATAGATTATTTAACTTTGATGGCACAGATAAAATTATTATTGCTACAGGCACATCTAGTCCCCAAATATTAAACGCATCTTTTAGCACAAGCGTAGTAAGTGCTAGTGGAACTGCTAATTTTAAGTTTGTAGAAATATTTAAGAATCACATATTTTTTGCAGGTGGCCCAACCAATGTACAACAAATTAGTTTTATGGGTCCGACAGAAACTAATAGTTTTACTAATGGTACAGGTGGTGGAACAATTAAAGTTGATACAGAGATTGTAGGCCTTAGAACTTTTCGTAATAGTTTAATTGTATTTGGCAAAGATAAAATATTTAAAATAACAGGAACATCATCTGCTAATTTTGCAGTAACACCAGTTACAAGAAACATAGGATGTGTAGATGGTAGGAGTATTCAAGAATTAGGTGGTGATGTAATATTCTTAGCACCAGACGGATTAAGAACTATTGCAGGAACAGAAAGAATTGATGATACAGAATTAGGAACAGTATCTAAACAAGTACAAAAAAGAATTAATGAGATAACTACACATAATATTAATTCTCTTGTTATTAGAAGTAAATCTCAATACAGAATATTCTTTCCTACTGGTACATCACAAACAGAAGACGGAGCAAGAGGTTTACTATCTGTTATTAAAGCTAATCCTAATACAGGCTCACTAGGATTTGAATATGCAGATATTAAAGCATTAAAAGTTTCTAGCACTGATTCTGATTTTATTTCTGATACAGAAACTATTATTCATGGAGGATATGATGGTTATGTGTATAAGCAAGAATCAGGTAATGTGTTTACAAGAGCAGATTCTACTACAAATATAAGTTCTATATATCGTTCACCTGATATGACTATGGGAGACCCAGGTATTAGAAAAAACATGCAAAAGGTTATTTGGAATATAAATCCAACAGGAACATTAGCATCTAGTTTTTTATTAGAATATGATTTTAGTGATATTAACGTAGCACAACCAGAGCCTTATACTTTAGAAGCTACAGGTAACATAGCACAATATGGATTAAACTCATCTGTTTATGGGTTTGCAGTGTATGGTTCTTTAGGTTCTAACTTAATAAGACAATCAGTAGAAGGAAGTGGATTCACAGTCGCCACTAAAATATTAGACGCAACAAACAATAGTCCCGTAGCTTTAAAGGGATTTGAATTAGAATTTACAGCAGGAGGAAGAAGATAATTTATGGGTGCAACTTATACTAGACAAAGTTCGGCTACCATTGTTGATGGTGCTACTATTGAAGCAGCACATTTTAATCTAGAGTTTGACCAACTATTAGCGGCATTCGCTGCCAGTACAGGTCACACGCATGATGGTACTGCTGCAGAAGGTGGGCCAATAACAAAGCTATTAGGCAACACATTAACATTTGGTGCGGGTACAGCAGGTACAGATATTACAATTACCTTTGATGGTGAGACAAGTGATGGTGTATTAAAATGGATGGAAGACGAAGACTACTTTGAGTTTTCAGATGACATACTTGTAGCTAGTACAGAAAAATTACAATTTAGAGATACTGCAATATATATTAATTCATCTACAGATGGACAATTAGATTTAGTAGCAGATACAGAAATACAAATAGCAGCTACTACAGTTGATATAAATGGTAATGTAGATATATCAGGAACACTTACAGTTGCAGGTGCATTAGATTTTGGTGATGCAAACATAAGCAATATTGGAAGTATTGCACTAGATACAATTACAAATGATGGCACAGATATTACATTAGATTCTAGTGGAGATATTATATTAGATGCTGATGGTGCAGATATTACACTTAAAGATGCGGGTACAACTTTTGGTAGTTTAACAAATTCTAGTGGTGAGTTAGTAATTAAATCAGGCTCAACACCAACTGCAGCTATTACATTAAGCGGTGCTAACACAACTATTGAAGGTAACTTAACAGTAGACGGAAACTTTGATGTTACAGGAACTTTAGATTTTAGTGACTCAGCTATTACCAATGTAGGTAGTATTCAATTAGATAGTATTGCAGGTGATGCAGATGATAACACATCTATTGCATTTAGTGGTTCAGATGTTATTACAATGACTACAGGTGGTACTGCTGCTTTAACAATAGACGCTAGTCAAAATGTAACAATAGCAGGAGACCTAACAGTATCAGGTGATGATATTACTATGGCTACAAATACTGCAGGTAATCTTTTAATAGCAGACGGAACAAACTTTAATTCTGTAGCTGTAGGTTCTTTATCAGAAATATCTACAATAGCTAATGATGATGTATTTTTAGCAGTAGATACTTCAGGCGGTGGTCTTAAAAAAGTTACCAGAAGTGCTGTTGTAGCAGGACTTGCAACATCAGGTGCTATATCAAATGTAGCAGAAGATTCTACACCACAACTAGGCGGAGACTTAGATGTTAATGGTAATGATATTGTATCAGTATCTAATGGCAATATTAATTTATTACCTAATGGTAGTGGTAAAGTTATCATGGATGGTAATGGTTCATCAGGCGGTATTACTATTACAGATGGTAACATTGATATTAGAACAGGTACAGGTGCTGTATCCAAAGTAAAATTTTATTGTGAGTCTTCTAACGCTCACGCACAAACACTTCAAGCACAACCGCACTCAGCATCAAGTAGTGCAGTATTAACATTACCAGTAGCAACAGGTACACTTGTTGGTAGTGGTGATAGTGGTACAGTAACTAACGGAATGTTAGCAGGTTCTATCGCTGATAGTAAATTATCTACTATATCTACTGCAGGTAAAGTTGATATTGGTGCATTAGAAATAGATGGTGCTACTGATATAGGTGCAGACCTAGCAGATGCAGA